CAATTTCTTCTTTATATAATAATCGAAATAAAAACTGGAAAGATTTTTCACTACCTTTGGAACGATAAAAATCACGCAATCGTTTTATTACATGAGGTTTGTTTGCATTAGCAAATACTGCCTCTGGAATATCTTTACCAAATTGTTCTTTAAAATATTTTAAAAAATCATCAACAGTTTTATCGACATTAAAGTAATTTTCTAAACTTCCAATAATCTCATACGGCTTACCAAGTTGTTCCAGATACTCATAGTACGCTTCCATAAAAGCCACAAATGTAGCATGATCTTGTTTAACAAAATCTGGTAACTGACCTTCAACAAGAACTGAAATTCGTTCATGGAACTCAGGATGTATAGGATGATTTAAATTTACTATTCCCATATTAAATTGTTTCGGCAATCATTGTAATTGCAACGGCCGCGGTGTCTGTAGAATCGTAAGTTATAACTTGTTCTCTCAATGGTGTGATATCTGAATTATTAATTGATGGTGTTACAGTCATTTTGATATACGTCTTTCCATCAGAAATAGTATATGGAGTAAAGTTATTCAAAATAATTTTACCAGTAGTATAGTCTATAGTACCAAGAATTTCTGAACCAGAGACTAATGTCATATATGTTGCTGGAACATCTACAGTCATACTATCTGTTGCACTAGTATATGTTGACCTTACTAACTTAACACTACCAAGACTGTCATCAATCAACGTATATGTGTATCCATCACTCGCTGTAAATGCTGTACTCGTTAAACTACCTTTAGTAATAACATTACTAAATTCCATAGTATATGTCGAGGCCACTGCTAGAGTTGTTGGTGCAATTCTCATTTGATATTTTATAGATGTCTTACTGTTTCTTATCGAACTATTAGTATTATCTATCGAAGAAGCTAATACTGAATATCTAAACTTTTGGTCAAATTTTTCCAAACTACTTTGAATGTAAGTCTTGACTGATGTACTGATATTTGTTTTCAAAACTGTTGAATCGGTTAATAGTGTAACAGGATCATAATTAACTGTTGCATCAATTAATAAATAATAAAAAATCGGATCAACAATCTCTGGTGTTACAGTCACAACATTTGCCTTTTTCAGAATAGAAGTTTTAATTGCATTTTTAGTAGCTGCACTAAAAGATGTATTCCCTGTCGGTTTAACTGCTATGTAAACCTTTCCATATACTGCCGGACTTGCATCTTCACCACCATAAACTGTTATTGATTCTATGTCTGGTCTTTCAGCCAACAAGATTGCTTTATAATCATCTTTAGTTGTTGCTCGTTTTTGTGCTTGATATAATTTCGGTGCAAGATATTTTAATGATGCAATTGTTTGAATCTCTGCACCACCGGTTGCTGCGGTTGCTGTAGTCAATGTATAGTTGGCAGATGATAAACCTGCAACAGTTCCACTAGCAGTAAAGGTGCTTGCCTTATTTGCAACAGTACCTTTTGTTACCATATACTCTATGAAAATAATATTCCCATCTGATAATTGTTTACCAACAGTACCATCACCAAAAATTAATTCATATTCGTTATCTTCTACTTCTTGCAAGAAATAAACCTTTTGATTAAATGTAATTGTTGTAACATCCAATGCATTTCCATCTGTGTATGTAGCTACTGTAGAATCACTTCCTGAGTTCTGTACAGTAACAACAATTGTTGATGAATCAACATTTTTATTTGGGATAAGAAATCGTTGAGTTGTATTAGTAGAATCAACTGTATATTGTTTAGTAAGAATCTTTCCTTCTTTAATTTCAATATTAGAAGTTGAATAAGTTCCCCCAATAGGTGTTATAGATGTAGACTTCGTTGCAGCGAATGTATAACTTATTCCATCAATACTTGAAGTAAATTTTGTATTCTTTTCAATCGTCAATGACGTTGGTGAACCACTTGGAGTGAAAGTAAAATTTAAATATGCTGTTGCACATTTAGCAGATGTTGGAATTACATTAAGATGTTTTGCATGAGAGATTACTGAGTCACGGAGTGCAGAAGAATCCAAGAACATTTCATTACCAAGCATGTTTGCATAGTAACCCATGTAATGAGTATTGTATGCAAGTAAATCTATAAGTACACTTATGCCTGCACCTTCAAAATCATAATCAGAAAATGTATCTTGAGCTTTCAAGTATGTTTTCAAATTTGTTTTAATAGTATCAAATTCTAAATCTGTAATTTTTAATTTATTACTTGTTGCCATTATCGTAATCTCTCTAAGAAAAATTCTAAGGTTACAGGAGTAGGGACATTGACAGGTTCAAATTTAATTCGTATATAGTATCCGTTCTTATCAATATCTCCTAATACACCAATATCTATTAATCTTGCTCTAGGTTCAAAATTGTTTATTACTTGTCGTATCTCTGATTGAAGAACATTTGCTGTTGTAGGTGAAACCAAATCAAATAACAATCCAGTAATACCACTCCCAATCTCTGGGTGGAATGGCCTCTCAAATGGATTAGTCATTATCAAATTTCTTACGGATCTTTTTATAGCCTCAACATTTCGTTTGATGGACACATCTTTGGTTACAGGATGCTTGGTAAAATCCAAATCCAAATCACTCCATGTTCTAGTATTTGTCGATAATGCTTTAGTATAAATTGCCATATCTTTTAGCTTGTATCGGTTTTAAAAATTTGTTATTATGGTTATGTGGAGTCGTTCAATAAATTATTTCAATTATCTTCTTTTACCTTGTCCTCTATATCTTTTCCAGCTTATTTTTTTCTTCTTGTTTTTTGGCATACTCCTAACAGAATGGCCAATAGAAGTAACCTTTTGAATTTTATCTCGTTTACCTTTAACCACCTGTTGCTGTACAGCCATAGTATTACTCCTCTATATTTATAATATTAATAAACAAATATACCTTCCGGTTTGTCATAATCGACATCAACATGAATAAAATCTTTATGTATACCCATTCTTTTAAAGTGTTTTCCGAATAACATAATCAAGTTCATCCTAGAAGCCATATCGGTACATCCGACATCTGCGGCGAGACAGATTATATGAGAAGAAGTATCACTGCTCCCAATTGAACGATTATGACTCAGACATCGTATCCCACTATTTATTCTCATCGGATTATCATATGCTACTCGGACCTCTTCTAATTTGTTTACCAAATCAGAACTGATCTGACCTGCACCACAACCACATTGGCAATCAAATTCCTTTGAATCAAAATGGTCTGTAATTTTCATTCCTCTCTCCTAAAATTTTCCTCGTTTCTGCTTGATTTTCTTTTCTGCTTGTTTGAGTACATAGTCAGGACGCTTGTCAGTAAATTCAATTTCTTTCCCAGACTTGTTTTTCAAAGTAAGTTCAAATCCTTTACTGGTTAAAATAAATTCTTCAATCTCCCAACCCATCTTTTTCATAGACAAAATTTCTTTTTCATCATCCTTCTGTAACATACCAATCTTGACAGCTGCTTTAAAATCAAATCCCTTTTGATATGCTTCATCCAAACCTTCCATCTCACGAACCCAAGATTCAACCTTTACCCATTTCATGGCTTTGCCTTTAGAACCCTTCTGTGCTGATGACCATTCTTTCTCATCTTCAAAAACAGAAAACTCACCATGCTCTAAACTATAACCCAGGACTTCTCCAACATCCAATGCCTTTAACATTTGAGATGCCTCTCGTTTCACTTTAGGATTTTTTACATCCTTCCATTTTTTTATACCTTCTGCAAACTCATCAAATGTTTTCAATTTATTTCTCCTTTAATATTAATCGTTCCGTGTATGAGGTTTCCAATCAGACAAGACAAATCTTCTATTTGAATTGACAGAAACTTTAAAGAGTGTCATTAAATCTCGACTTGCAAGAAAATCACTTATAGCTTTTGTTGCTAAACCTATTGGAACATTCTTATATGTCTTATTATTAAATTCTACTTCAACAAAAATGATAGGTCGTCTTTCTGCTCGTTCTGCATCTGCAAGCATCGGGTGTGACCAATCCTCCAATGGGTGTACATATTTATGTCCATCTAATTCCCACTTGACTGCTTTATTTTTTACTTCTAATTTATCAACTTTCTTTAAAGACGAAGCTGAACCATTACCAGTATCCATCTTGGCAACAAACGTGCCACAACCCTTTATCGTAATTTGTTCCATCCAACCACATTCAGTAAATGATGATAAAGTTCTGTTTGAAGGAAACCTCAAATACTCTATAATGGTTTCAAAGATGTTGTCGTTACTTCCAATCTTTTTTAATTTTTGTGGTACAGTAGTAACATCATAGTTGTGATAGTTTGCACCTATCCCGGGAGAACCATTACATTCCAGAATAGAAATTTTTCCATCAATAATACAATGATCGACACCAATTAAAATCCCACCAACTGCTCGTGCAGCTTGTTTAATAATTTCTTGTTCTTTGTCACTAAGTTCATACGGTTCCGTTGTAGCACCAAGATGTGCATTAGAACGGAAGTCACCCTTAACACGATTTCTTTTCGTTGATGCAAGAATCCTTCCACCGAGTACCAGAGTTCGTACATCAAATTCCAATTCCAAATATTCCTGAATCAAAAGGTCTGCCTGAAATTTTCTCAACGATTGAATAACAGAAACCATTGATTGCATATCATTAACTATTGAAACACCAATGCCCTGTGTACCAGATAGAGTCTTTATAACTATTGGAAATTTACCACCCACTCTTTTGTGTGCATTGTCCAATGCCTTATCAGTTGGAATCAATGCCGTTTTTGGAATGGGTACATTATTCCGAGAGAAGGTAATGTAAGCAGAAAACTTGTTATCACAAACCACAACTGAGTTCAGGTCGTTTACCATGAAGCAACCAGACTCCTGAAATGATTGTAAGAGTGCTTTACCAATCTCTGAATTTTCACCCATGAATGCACCAGCTCTTACAATAACAATTGTACGATCACATTCAATATCCAGACTTTTTCCAGTTCCTTCATGGTTCATTATTTTCATGGTATGCAGGTCTAGGTCATAGTCTGCTACCCATGCTTCACCGACAACAACTTTATGTGCAGTCTGTTTTAGTCCCTTGGCAGTCTTTAAAAAATGCCCAACGACCAATTCAGGATCTTCAGTCTTTGCACCTGTCAGAATAACAATGTCTATATCAGTTTGTTTTTCATCAACATCTGAATAGCCATCATTGTTCGTTGCTGGTTTGCCTAATGCTTCTTTAAAAGTTATCATATATCTCGTTCAAAAAATGTAGTTGTAGTAATATTATTTATAAGACTTTTGAAGTCTTGATTGACCACTCGCGTCTGATTGAACCTACATGCTTTGAGGTAACAAAATTTTCAAGATGAATATTTCTCTTAGGTCTTGAGTATCCATATGCAAAACCACGTTCATATTCCAAAAGATCCTGTTCATCAAATCGATACCCTGTAGGGTAAAAATATTTTGCACAAAATTCAAATAGCCATCGGACCCAGGAACTTGTTGTTTCACTATTCCCCATAGTGAATCCAATCACCATAGCTTCATCACGCACATCCATATCCCTGTCTAAAAGGATATGGATGATATCGTGATTGTGCAAATCAACAGCCCCTGTTAAACTTATAGGACTGTTAGGATTTTCAATCAACCATACGAACCAATGAATACTGGATTGTATTTTATAACTTTCCTTATTTCTCCATTTTCGTATAGCCGCCTTTAACTTCATTTTATTTCACCTGGTAAGTTGTTGATTTCATTGAGGTTCTAAGTTGTTGATTTCATTGCGGTTACTATGTCGCCCGCTGC